GGACACGAAGCAATTTCAATCATTCATGATCTGGGCGATTTGCTCCAAGAGGTCGACGAATACGCCGACCTAGTCAAGGCTGAAGTTGCCCCGATAATTGCGATGGCCGAGGACGTCGCAAACAAAGCGCAATCGCTCGATGAACAAAACAAAAGACTAAACAAAGAAAACGCTGTGTTGATGCAAATTATCGATAAGCAAACACCGATGATTTATCGATACCGCATCGGATGGAGCACATACTCATCTAAACCAATCAACACCTATACCGATGGCAATGTGCGCATCACGGTTGAACAGTTTTCTGACCACAGCGGATACTTAGCACAAGTTCATATACAAGACAATGACTACCGAGCACACGATGGCGACTTTTTGCCAAACGCAGTATTTACGCAGGAGTACATCGATTACCCAGTTCCGCCACGCGTCATGATCGATTACTCGTTGCGTCTTATATAAGTCGCAAAGACACCCCATCGTTTACGCGGTGGGGTGTTTTATTTTGCTGTAATATCATGCTACAATGTAAATCCACGTTAGAAGGGGGAACCAATGCCACGACGAAAAGACAAAGAGCCGTCAACAATGATTAGCACCGGTATGCGATGCTCACCGGAGTTGCTCGACGCGCTCAGCACCCACGCTGACAGCAAAGGGATGTCGCGCAATGCGTTGATCGTGCAGATTCTGACCAAGGCAACCAAGGCCAAGACCACGAAGAGCCGGGAGGATGGGCGATGAGAGACTTATATGTTCGTCACGGAGATTCCGAGGAGGTGTTTGTTGATAAAAATGATATGTGTATTGATATTTTCTTTGAAGGTGTACCGTTGTTATATCGCAAAGCAGTGCACCCTTGGCAAGAATATTTTCGCAAAACCGCATTTGCAAAGCGCAAAGATGTGCGTATGCAGTATTACAAATCAGGTCAGTGGATTCTTGCAAGAAACTGGTTGTTATGGGAACACAATTTTGTGTGCGCAGGCTGCGGAGGGATTGCAAACCAAGCACATCATCAAGGATGGTCAAACAAATGGAAAAACTACGAACATCTTGGCGATACTGATAAAGAAAGCAAATGCCTTGTGCCAATTTGCGAAGGATGCCACGATAGAGTTACACGTGTTCATAATCCAAAACTATGGCACACGAAACATCTTAATCAGAGCGGATTAGACTTATGAACATTGCAGACTTAAAGACTCATCCGCGATGGGTCTGTTACACATCCGGAAAGGTGCCCGTCGATGCCAAGAGCGGACGCAATGCGTCAAGCACTGACCCGTCAACGTGGACCACGTACGCAGAGGCTGCCAAAGCCGTCGGCAAGTACAGCACGGTCGGCGTTGGCTTTGTCCTGAACGGTGACGGTATTGTCGGCGTCGATCTCGATGCGTGCTTCAAAGCAAACCCAGACGGCTCCGTCAAGGCGACGTCGCTGGCTAAGCACGCACTCGGATTGACCTCGTCATACTCGGAAATATCACCGAGCGGCAAAGGCCTGCACATCATTGGCACCGCAACAATCCCCGAAGGCGCACGGCTCAAGGGACGCACCGCAGGCGGCGACAAGGTCGAAATCTACGCAAACGCACGGTACTTCACATTCACCGAGTCAATCACCGACGCGGCCACCGACGAACTGCAGAACATCCAAGACGTTGTCGACTGGCTCATTGAACAAATGGAAGAAGCACATTCCGCAACAAAGTTGCCAGACACCGCAACGACTGGCGAGAAATACCCAACGGCGTGGGTCAAGTCTATTGTCGAGCGTCGCATTAAAGCGGGCATAAAGATGGTCGAAAATGCCCTTGAAGGCGACCGTCACGACACACGCGTCAAAGCCGGGCGACTCATTGGCGGATACCTTGAGGGGGCTGCAAAGGTCGGATACACAGACTACAGCGATGACGACGTGGTTGAAGCACTCTACAACGCACAGAAACCAAGTAAAGGAGCGCAATACTCAGAGCGCAAGACTATTGCGGACGGCGTCGCATACGGTCGAAAGTCACCGATAACCATACCGCAACCCAAAGAACGCATTGCGCCACCGGTCAAATCGTCGCCAATACTCCCCACAGGAGCCACGGAGAGCGTCGAAACCGTCGCAGTTGACACTTCGTACCATCACACCGACGTCGGCAACGGAAAAAGACTCGTTGAGTCAACACGCGACAAACTGCGCTACGTTCCCGAGTGGAAGCAATGGTTAGTGTGGAACGGCAAACGTTGGGAACACACCGACGTTCACGCGGTCAAGCGCTTGGCGCATGCCGTCGTGTATGACATGTACCGCGAAGCCGTCGACACCGGTGTCGTCAATAGCGAACTGGCTAAGTGGGCACTGAAGAGCGAAGCCACGTCACGCATCGAGGGCATGATTGCAGAAGCCCAGCCGTATCTCATCGCCAAGCCGTCGGAGTTCGACGCGTCACCGTGGTTGTTCAACGTCGCCAACGGTGTCGTTGACCTGCGCACGGCCACGCTCACCCCGCACGATCCTGCGCTGATGCTCACCAAGATTGTCGACGTGGCATACACCGACAAATCGACGTCGGCACCGTGGGCGCAGTTTCTACGCGTCATATTCCACAACGATGACGAACTCATTGACTACATCCAGCGGGCCGTTGGTTATACCATGACCGGCTCGACCGATGAGCATTGCCTTTTCTTCTGTTACGGCAACGGCGCCAACGGCAAATCTACATTTATGAAGGCGCTGAGCATCATCTCCGGCGACTACGGCACCACGTCCAGCGTCGAAGCACTCTTAGACCATCGTCAGGATGGCGAGGGCGCCACGCCGATGATCGCCGGGCTCGTTGGCAAACGCTTCGCCATGGCTTCGGAAATGCCCGAGGGCCGTAAGTTGAACGAGTCACGCGTCAAGGATATCACCGGCGGCGACGCCATCACTGCGCGCACACTCTACGGAAAACCCTTTGTATTTACGCCATCGCATACGCTTTGGATTACCGGCAATCACAAGCCACGCATCACCGGGCTTGACCTTGGCATCTGGCGACGGCTTCGCATCCTACCATTCACCGCAACGATACCCGAAGCCCAGCGCAAGGACCCACGCGACATCGAAGCCATGTTCCGCCAAGAAGCCGAAGCAATCCTATCGTGGATGATACTCGGCGCGTACTTGTGGTATCAAAATGGTCTCGGCACCTGCACAGCCGTCGAGCAGGCCACCACCGAGTACCGTGGCGAGGAAGACATCGTTGCACGCTTCTTGCAACAACGGTGCGTCCTTAGTCCCACGGCGCAGATTGGCAAGGGCCGTTTGTATGATCTATGGAAAGAGTGGGCCGAAGACGAAGGCGAACGCGGTGCGGCCTTTAAGTCTCTGCGCTGGCTCGTTCAGCAAATCATGAGCCGTTACGGCGAGAGCGGTGCGGTCAACTACAATCGTTCTACGGTTTTCGGCGTCGGCATGCTCGATGAGTTCCGAGATGAGCCTATCGAAGCACGGCCAACGCGTGCGCAGGTTCGACGCGGTGAAGTGTAATTGCATGCAATAAGTCAATAAGTCGGGGTCATTTTGGAGTCTTTTTTCTAAATACTCTCATGAGAATACTTTTCCAAAAGATACCCTATTTATTGACTTATTGCAGTTACTGAAACGGAGTGAGAACAAATGACCGAAGACCTATTCAACGATACGAAGCGACCTGTGCCCGTCTTAAAAAAATCGCAGCCGCTCCGATGCCTTTGTTGTGCCTTCGCAATGGACACCGCGACGCCGTATCCCCAGTTGTGTACCAAGTGCCGCGTCGACATGCATGCGTCGCTCGTCATCATCGCAACGGACTGCGAAGAACTCGAAGCGAAGTGGCGCACGGCCCTTCGTGGTGCGTCCGACGAACATCAGGAGCGCTTCGTTGCGTTCCTCGAGGCGGCCGGGTCTGCCTACGGTCCCGCTGCGCATCCAACGCGACAGCGAAGCATCGCAGAGTTCCAACGCAGAGCGGCGGCGACCGTGGCCAAGGGTGGCGAGTTTGCGCGCTTGGTGACCGCGTGGCGAGCATGGCATACGCGATGCGCTGACCGAGACATCATGCAGGTGATGATGGTGTTCAGAGCGGAGAGCGTAGAATGACCAACTGGTACCACCGCCAACAACACCGCGACGCGAATCACAAAGCCATCGTGGCCGCTCTGACCTACCACGGCGCCATCGTTGCGGACATGGGCAATGCCGGCGGAGGTGTCCCCGATCTGCTGTGCGGTTTTCGCGGTGTGTTATTCTTGGTTGAGGTAAAGACCGCCACCGGCGCACTGAGCGCCAAGCAACGGGAATTCTTCGACGCTTGGACAGAGTACCCCGCACTCGTTCTTCGTTCCCCAGACGATGTCTTCGATGTGATGGAGGTTCTACGCAGTGCGTACGCAATGGACGAAATTGATTGGGCGACACTCATACCGCGTGGACGTCGGCGAAAGCGGGCGGTGGATGCTGGTGCGGGAGCGGGCCGACGAGCAGTACGACGAAGTGGTTTGTCGAGGTCGGGAGATGACCGCAACGATTGACGAAATCATGGCGGCGATTGTCGACGAGTTGCAGTGTTTAGCGGAGGAAATACAATGTTCGAATTCATCGCAGGATGTGTAGTGGGCTTTGTTGCTTCGGTGATTGCCATGACGGTCGGCATGGTGTTGGAGCGTAAACGATGGGAGCCGTAAGTATTTCACTCGCATTTTTGTTTGGTTTTGGCATGGGATACATGACGGCTTTTTTTGCTTTGATAGTCGGCATATTAATAGTAAATCGAAAGAAACAACGATGAATACAGTTATATTCGATTTTTTACTAGGTTTTGCAATTGGTTTTGGAAGGGTCTGCTTTAACGATGGGAGCGCGACGATGGGAGCCATAATTCTCTTTTATTACCTGTTGTGCAATGGCAGTGACTGCAAGGTTGTTCCCTTCGCAGTGACCCGAGAAGCGGCGGCGATCGTGGCGTGCGAGAGCGGCGATGGTTTAAACTACGGAACGTACACACGAAGCGCACGGAGCGCAACGCAGGATGGCGGGCTGTTCCAATTCAACGACGCCACCTATGAGTGGTTGCAAGGACGAACCCACGCCGACACCGACACACCTGCGAATCAGTACGACGCATTCCAACGATTGTGGAACGACGGCAAAGGATGGAAGCACTGGAAATCCAGCAAGCCGTGCTGGTCGCAATGGATGACGGTGAACGCCGACGGGGTTGCGGTATGGGAATGAACACTGCGGAAAGAATTGGAGTTGTGGTCGTGACTGCTTTGGCTATACTTCTGATGTCACAATTCAAACATCAGTCTGATAAAGAATATCGGCGGCCGTGCTGGTCGCAGTGGATGACGGTGAACGACGACGGGGTTGCGGTGTGGAAGTAGTGAAGCACGCGGCGCTGATTGCATTGATGATTATCGGCGTCGCGGTGTTTGTATACTTGGCAGGCTTTGCACGATCTTAGAAAGGCACAAGGATGATTCGTAACGAACGACGATGCCTCAAAGAACAGGCGGCGGAACGGAAAGAGATAAAAGCGCAAGACGAAGCCATTTTGCGTAGAAGAACACCGTTGGAGCGTGCGTTCAAAAGTCTTGAATTTGGTTTGGACGACACTGCGTACTGGCGATTGCCCAGCGGATACCAACTGGTGCTGATGCACGAGTGGTTTGAGTACGAAGACGGATATATTGATTGGCGCACATACGATGTCGATATTCGCGGGTATGGACACATCGACCTGACCGCGTGCCCACTGTACTACCTATACGACCGTGGCTCATTCTCAAATATGAGTAGCGATGACGTCGTAAAACTTGCGGCATGGATAGAGAAATACGCAGCAGACAAAGCAAAGGCAAACCAATGATTCTAAATGACCGCGAGATTACACGGCTCGCCAAAGAGCACGCCATGATTGAGCCCTTCGCCGAAGGAGCGAAGCGACCCGGCGTCATCTCCTACGGGGTGACGTCGTTTGGCTACGACATGCGTGTGGCTGATGAGTGGGTCGAAACCGTTCTGCGAAGTGGTGAAATTATTGACCCGAAGTTTCCGCATCCGGTGACAAAACGCGACGAAACTTTGTACAGCGATTTGCAACCGTTGCAACCGGGCTGGTATTCGCGCAAACTTACGTGGTTCGTGTTGCAACCCGGCGCGTTTGTGTTGAACCACTCCGTCGAGTACTTCCGCATGCCCGAGGATGTCGTCGGTGTGGTCGTTGGCAAGTCAACGTATGCACGGTGCGGGCTCATCGTCAACTGCACACCGATGGAGCCGGGTTGGCACGGACACTTGACCATCGAACTGCACAACGCATCACAGCACGCCATCAAGGTCTACGCCAACGAGGGCATCGCGCAAGTGATGTTCCATCGCGGTGAACGACCAGCGGTGACCTACGCAGACAAGGGCGGAAAGTACCAGGGTCAGACCGGCGTGACGCTGGGGAAGGTGGAGTGATGCCAAGAGGTGAACCGCTCCGCCTCACTGAGGCGACCATGGCGTTGTTGAAGTCCGACAAAGCCGACAAAGAAGTTGCAGCGATACTTGGCATTGCAACAAACACAGTTTCAAGACATCGTTGCGAGTTCGTTGGTCGGCGGCGTGACTACGTCGAGTGGCCAAGCGACCCGGCGTGGTACGAAGTGCGCACGATGCCGGAAATCTGCGAAGCGCTGAACACAAAACACTTTACCGCGTGGTCGCACATCAAGAAGCAAGGCTACACGTACCGCAAAGGACGCTGGGCGACTTCGTTGTTCACGGGCAAACGACCAAGAGCGCAATGGCATAAACCGCTGAAGTATCGCTATCCAGAGTCGCGGTCATTCTGGGAAGCACGCACGGCGAATCAGATGGCGCAAATCATCGGATGCACGCGAGTCAACGCTGCGCAATGGGCGAGGAAGTGCGGCTACGTACTGAAGAAGCAAACACGCCGCATCCCTTGGCCGACCGACGCATCATGGTACGCAGAGCGGACCGCGCAGGAGATCGCCGGCATCTTGATGGTCATCGATGACCAAGTGTACTTGCATGCACGCAAGCACGGATACACAACGAAGCCGCCGGCGCTCTCTCGGTTTGATTGGCGATACGAAAACAAGAATTCCTACAAGAACGCGAGGCGCGGATGAGTTACCCCGAGCAATACGACGAGTTCGCCAAGATTACCTACGAGATGCTCCACATGCACAAAGTGAAGGCGAAGGCATACGGCGCCAACGCAATCGGGGCCACGGGATTCTACGGTATCGTCGTGCGGATGAGCGACAAGGTGCAACGGTTGCTGACGTTATCGACAAAGACGGCGCCGTTGTCCGAGACCATTGAAGACACCCTGCTCGACCTCGCCAGTTACGCCGTGATTGGCGTCGTGTACTTGCGTGGGAAGTGGGGGAAGTAACAAGCCCTTGACAACGTGGCGACAATGGAACTACACGAGGAGAACGACGCATGACTACCCCAGTACCAATACCAAACCCAACAGAACTGCGCATCCCGGGCGGAACCTACACGGCCACGCAAACGTTCGTACAGGTTGACAAAGCGGGTCAATGGTTCGCTACGTCGATGAGTGCGTACGGTGTTCCTGACAAGCAATTCGGCATTCATCTTTGGTACCGTAAGTCACTCAACGCACCGTGGGAACTCATCCAGTTCTACAACGATGCGCACGGCAACCTGACGCCGATTGGCAGTGAGTTGTATTTTATCGTCAACCGCAACAACGGCACGACGTTCATGAACAAAATCAGCCGATGGCAAGGACCGCGCGCATGACCTACGCATACGACCTGCGCCACTGGGCGACCGTCTCGGAGTTTGATAAGCATCTCCATCGCCACGACCCCATTGCAACCGCACCGTGGGCCCGTGGCGTCGTCTTGCATCACACGTGGCGACCATTGCCCAACCAATGGAACGGCGCCATCACAATGAACACGATGAGTAAACGCTACGAAGAGATGGGATGGCGCGGCGGTCCGCATCTCTTCGTCGTCATCGGCGGACGCAATCCGGAACTCGACGGTATTTGGCAAATGTGCCCATTGAACGTCGCCGGTATTCATTGTTCGTCGGTGCCCGGCAACAATACCATGTGGGGCATCGAAGTGGTGGGCGAGTACGACACGCGGCCATGGCCCGACGATCTGCACCGGCTCGTGCGGTCCACAACGTTGGCGCTGATGAATTGGCGCGGTATCACAGTGAGCGCAGCCACGTTAAAGGGACACCGCGAATACCCAGCGGCAAAGAAGACCTGCCCGGGCTCATCTATAAATCTCGATGCGGTGCGCTACGAATTCGCCGCGTATCAGCAGGGGAAAGTATGACCGAGTCAGTCGAAACAAAGTTAGCACGCATCGAAGAAAAGATGGACATGATGTTGCGACGACTTGAGAGCGGCGACGCGAACTTTAAGGAGTTCGAAAAGCGCATCTCGACGTTGGAGCGCCAATTCTACGCGGCGGCCTTGGTTGGCTCGTTGCTGTGGGCGGTGTTTGTCATTTGGTTTCGTGGCCAAGTAGGAGGCTAAGCAATGAAGCGCTGGTACAAATCAAAGACGGTGTGGATTAACGTGTTGTCCTTGGTCGCCATGATACTCGCAACGGTTGCACAGTGGCCCGAGATGAACGACGTCGCACCGCAACTCGTCTACGCACTCGCTATTGTCAACGTGTTGCTTCGCTTCGTGACGTCGGAGTCCGTGCGGTGACTGCGCCAAAGAAGTCACGGCCCTTCGTCGTCAAGGGCGAGCGCCAATCCGACATGATAACCAAGATTCAGCAGGCCGAAGTCTTGGAAGCCATCGAGCGCCTCGGTTTCATGACGGACGCGTGCAAGGTGTGCAACATCAACCGACGCGACCTACTCCGCGCACGCGACGCCGACCCGGTGTTCGCTGCGAAGGTCGAAGAAGCGACACGACGCGGCCGCGAAGTGCGCCAAGAGTTCCTCGAATCCTTGGCGTACAGCATGGCGCCGACAACGCCGGTCATGGTGATGTTCCTGCTAAAGAAACTCGACCCGTCATACAGAGAATCGTACAATGTACACTCCACTACAGGCCCCAACGACTACGTCATTGACCTCACCGCTGACGATCCGGCACCAATCACAGACGTCACCCCAAAAGGCGTTCTGGGCGAGTGACGCGCGGTTTCGTCTGTTCGTCGGCGGCCGTGGCAGTGGCAAGACGCGGGCCGGCGCCGTGGAAGCACTGCGACAGCCCCGAGGCTCCACGGGACTCATTGTTGCGCCGACGTATCCCATGTTGAAACTTGGCGCAATGGAGACAATTCTTCGCTTGGTCGCCAAGGCTGGCATCGCGACGTCGTGGAACAAGTCAGATATGGAACTTCGTTTGCTCGGTGACCGGCGCATCATCTTTCGCAGTGCGGATAACCCTGACCGGCTCCGAGGCGCTAACGCTGGATGGCTTTGGCTCGACGAGGTCGCCATGATGGACCGCGACATTTGGCCGTTGAGTATCGCAACGCTTCGTGAATCGCCAGGTCGGGCTTGGATGAGTACGACGCCACGCGGCAAAGATTGGGTCTATGAGTTGTTCGCCGGCAATCATCGCGACTACGCAACGATACGAAGCAAGACGACGGACAACACGTTCCTCGATGACACCTTCGTTGCCACGCTCAAAGAATCGATGACATCCGAGATGTATCGCCAAGAGGTCGACGGCGATTTCATCGACCCGATTGGCGCCATGTTTCAAAGGCACTGGCTACGCACGACCGACACGCGACCGCACAATGCGAAGTGGTTCCGCTATTGGGACTTGGCATCGTCGGTTAAGCAGAGCGCAGACTATACCGCGTCCGTCCGTGTGTGTTTACACGACGGCGTGTTCTATATTGCCGACGGTATCAAAGTGAAAGCGGAGTGGCCTGATGTACGACGCATCATGGTGGACACCATGCGCCGCGAAGCGGACACGACGCACGGCATCGAGAAAGCACAGCACGGACTCGCCGCAACGCAAGAACTGCGACGGCTTCCCGAGTTGGCCGACGTGTCGTTCAAAGGTATTGACGTCAAGGGCGACAAAGTCCAGCGCGCTATGCCTTGGGCGTCTAGAGCCGAAGCCGGAGCCGTGGCCGTGGTGAACGGTGCATGGGTTCGTGATTTCTTGGATGAGGTCGTCGCGTTCCCAAGCGCACCGCATGACGACTACGTAGACGCGGCCAGCGGTGCGGTCGCGATGATATCGAAGCCTCGCGTAGAATGGAGTTTTGCATGACCATGAACAACCCGGCATGGCTGGGTCAGTTACTGCGCAACGGGACAATCAAACAGCCCGACATCGCATACGCGCACGTGGCGCCGTTGTATCGTGCGGTCGAACTCCGTGCCGATGCACTGAGCAGCGTTCCGTATCGTCTGATGCGCAACGGTGTCGAAGTGGAATGGCCATGGAAGAAGAATTTTTCACGGCTCATCGCATCGACGGAACGAAGCCTCCTCGTCACCGGCGCGGCGTACTGGGTGCGTATCGTCAAAGGGCGCACACTGACCGGCTTCGAGGCGCTCAACCCTACCACGGTGAATTACCGCTACGATCCGAACATGGGCACGCTTGAGAATCCATACCTCGGCCTATCGTTCAACC